TACCTGTAAGTTGTGCGGCATTCTTAAAGTGAATAGTTTTACCGTCCGGTATCGTTAAAGTGCCATTAATTGTGATATCTCCGCTATCGAATACTATTTCCTTTACATCGGCATGATTGACAATATTTTGCACCCGTGTGGTCATATCTGATCCAGGTAGCACGCCGCCAAGCCTTGCTATGTATGGGGATTTCCTGTCTACGATCTCAACCTTAGATCCATCGGAGTCCAGAAATGACCAAATATTATCCACCACAGCAGCAGGATCGAGCTTGCGATACAGCCCGCCAGTATTGGTCATTCTCTTTAGCGATATATTAATTTCTGCCATACTTAAAAATTTATAGGACACCCTCAAGCGCGCCGCCGCCACTGCCCGAAACATCACCGGGAATGAATACATTTAAAGTGTCATCAAAAACTAATGCCTGCCCATTGGTAGCTCCTGATATGCTACCCACATCACTCAGCTCCGATATGCTAGTTATCTGCAAGGTGTTCACCACCAGATAACCGGAAATCGTCTGCAACTCGTTCTGGTTAGGCGTTGTATCTCTTAAATCACCAAGCGTCGAATTGTATGAAAACTGTACAAGCGTGCCGGACGATATTGGATTTGTAAGCGTGAAATCCAAAGTGTTGGTGCCTGATCCGCTAAACGCTGTGATCGGATTACCCGTAGGACTGGAGAAAGAGCAGCCTGTTGTATTGGTGAGCTGCATCTTTTTGTTGAACAGTATCCTCACAATATTGCTTGAGATGAGAAACGCCTGAATGATAAATGGCGCTGAGGTGTCGGCAGCAGATGCCGGATCCAGCACCATAACCCATGACGTGCCGTTATGCCTGAAAATCCTACCGCTGGAAAGTGACAGGACTATCTTGCTATCGGTGAAGTCATAGGCTAGCGCAGCGGTATCATCGGCCACGAATACAATGCCGCGATCCCTGACCTCTAAAGCAAGCGCGTCCACATTATTACCTACATCGCCCTCGCTAATGGAATTGATGCCAGAGCTGTTGGTGATCTGTGCTGCAATATTGGACCGTATGGATGGTATTGTTGCCATTAAACGAATTGTGTTGTGTACTGTTGAGTGAATACCCCGCCCACATTTGTGCCGCCCACTATCGTCACTTTACCAATCGCCTGCAATGAGAAAGTGTATGACGCTGTGCTGCCTGATGTTTTTGATTGGTTGGTTTCAAGAACCATCACATCACATTCATAATACACCTCATTGTTTTGCGGGTCAGTCAGTGAAAATCTAACCTTGAACGTCTGCCCGGCAAGCTGCGCCACTACTATGCTCGTCGTGGTGTTTATCCCGGTCTGGACCAATTTTATAAGGCCGCCGCCGTTGAACTTGATATCTTTTTTCCCTGGCTTGAAAGCCCTGAATGTGGAATCTGTTTTGGGTGCTAATTCAATGGCCTCTGTGGTAATGACCATATCGAAATTCTTAGCACAGGCAAAGGGCAGAAGGTCGGCCCCGATCTGTGCGTAAAGAACCAGATACTTCCCATTTACAACATCAGCCATTTGCTATAATCAAATTTAATTTGCTTTTAGAATATATGAGGCCCTAATTACACACACCTTGTTAATTACCACTTTCATAGATGTATCCAAAATCATGCGTCGGGTAGTTCGCCGGGTTATCATCATCCCCACTGTCCCATGTCTCAATCAGCGTAACACTCATCGTGCCCGCCACAAAGTCTATCTCTTTCAGGTTCAGGATCATGAACTGCTTGCCAGGCGCATCATCCGTAAACACAAACCTGTTCATCAGCCCGATGGGTTTTCGCACCCCACCATCTGTCCACATGATGCCCAGCAGGGTCGCGTCGATCTTGTACCTGCGCTTTCTGTCCAGCAGCATGTGAGCAATGGCTTTGTGCCTTTTGAATGTCAGCCTTTCGGATGGGAATGATCCCCTGAACCACCGGTCGCCGGTCAGTTCGCCGTTAAAAAACAACGCCCCCTTGTGTACCCGGTTATTGGCATCGTCGATATAGGTCTGCTCCTCATAGTTCTGGCGCACATCTTCCGGCCTGGTGTATCTGTCGAAATCCCCACTCACCCCCAGCTGGCGGTTGCTCTCCCTGATGGTAATCTGAAGACCTTTGAAATTAGCGTCAGAGTTTCTAAGGGTGTGGACATTGTAAAGCAGGATGTAAATCTTTCCCGGTACAGGTACCCCTTTAGACCTCACGGAATACGTGTTCCAGTTGCCGTCACTCTCACCTGCAGAAAGGGCAAGGGTCAAACTTTTAACGTTGGTTGAATAGGTAAGATTTGTCGGGTACCATACGCCGTCATCGTCAAGGGTGTAATTGGTTGTCCCGGCAAATGGCTCTAACTGTACTACCCCTACGTTTATGTTTGATATCCCGTTCTGTGGGTTCCTTTGCGTTCTGTAATCAACCTCAACCTGAATACTATCACCCGTGTTCATGATCAACCCACTGGAGCGCATGAAATGAGGTTGGGCCGGATCGCGCTCAATCACCACATAGTTGTCTGTTATATTCCCATCCACATCATACTCCTCTTTCCGGTAAAACTGAGCTGTGCCAGGATTGTACGAACCGAGATTGCCCCTGTAGAGCGTCCAACACTCCACATAGTATTTATCCGTGGTTGGTAATATCCTGGCACCCCTTAAAAAGCTCTGGTTGCAGATGATTTCATTGGGAAACTCATAAAGAAAATTGATCCTGTCGATCTTGAACCCTCTTCGGAACAACTTCTGCATGTAGGGCTGTATGGGAACAATATCCTGGGTAACGCCAACATTGACAATGAAGCTCTTTGAGAACGGCGTATTGCTGAGGAAGTTCTTGACAAAGCCGGAGATATTGCCCGGGTGAAGAAAATGCTCCATGCGCACTATCCACCACCTGCCTTGATACTGGAATATCGTTTGATTGTATGCCTTGTTGATCTTCTCCACGATCTTTTCCGCACCGTCACCCTCAAATGTTTTCGCGTCAAGGTATGCCTGAGCCAGTGCATTTGCATTGGACGCAGTATTCATCCCCTCGTAAAACAACTGATTGATGATTGTGGCACCTTGGTACTTTAGAGGCGTGCCGTCCAGCGCGTACACCAAATAACTCTCCACCTGGTTCAATCCTCCGTTGGGGTTGGTGCCGGATGTAGCGAGCTGGCCTAGTCCGTCCGTGGCCCTCAAAATGAAGAAGTGCCGGCTATTCCTCCACTCATCCTGAAAATCGTCCTGCATGAGCCAGCCGATCCAGTACACGAAACCATTCACCCACAACTGCACCTGTATGTCTGTTTCGTTTTCGGTCAGGAAATCATCAATAGTTACCCCATCAGAAAGGATCTCCATCTCTGCTTGAAAGCCCCTGATATGCTTAAAAAATTCTTGATTGGTGTTGAACTCGCGAAGCACAAATCCTTTGGGTCCTGCCGATAGCTCAGTGACCGGGCCGGAATATTCATTGAAGAAAAAGTAAACGGTGCAGCTATCCCCTTGGAATGCCCTGAAATCGTACTGATATTTTACCGCGTATGCCATTATCCCGCCCTCTGTATTGATGCGTTAGTGTTATTCAGGACCCCTACGAGGTTGGGCCCTTTAATCTCAAAACTTACGCCGCCAAATAGTGCAAGCCCGCCGCCGGATAATCCGGAAAGGTTCGGATTCACTACGCCGCCGAATATCGCGCTGCCGATTGCGGATCCTATTCCCTTGCCAATCACACCACCCGCGCCAGGGAATACCAGATTGCCGATCAATTGAATGATCTTGGTAGCGATCAGCTGCGCCACAATGCGCTTTATAGATGAAATGGCTGCATCAGCAAATTCTTTGAAGCCTACCTTGCCCTGATCGAGAAAGTTGAATATCAGGTCTCCCAATGGTTGTGCGAGGCCTTCAGCCAGGATCGCTTTGAACTCCTTAGCCTTTGCCCGGTACAATTCGAGGTCAAATGCATTTTTAGCAGCTTCACCGAGCTTCGCCAGATTGTCAAAGGTTTCGCGTGGCACGTCAATATTGATCGGAATATTCAGCCCGTTATCCAGCAGGAAATTCCTTGCCTGCTCAATATCTGCTGTGGTCTCACTCGCATCAATTCGCACCTTGTCCGGGATGATCCTCAACTCCTGCGCCCGTTGAATGACCTGTGTGATCTTTGGCGCGGATTCTTTACCTGGAGGAGCAAATGCGCTACCCGCTTTGATGGCAAATCCAGTAGCAAGTTTTAATAGGGTATCGTATTCTTTTTGCAGGTTCTGCGCCTCAGATCCAAGCTTTTTCAAATTGCCTTCGGACTTTTCCAGTTGGGTATTGAAGAACACCGTCTGCGTATTCACACCCTCACGGCCTCTCAGACCTTCTTTATTGGCCTTTGCAACCTGATCGCTCAACTCTTTCTGAGCAGTACTGTACCTGTTCACAGCGTCGATCTGTGCCAGTTGGTTATCAAGTATCTTAGCACCCACCTCTGCCAGTTTCTTTTCAGCAGCAAGGGCAAGGGCTTTATTGAGAATAGCGTCTTTTGCCTTATTAATGGCATCTGCGGCTTGGCCATTCAAAATAGCTTCCTGAGTGAGCGCCGGCAGGTATTTTTTGTACACCTTCAACAGCTCATTGGCTGCATTCTTTCTGTTCTCGAGTGATACGCTTGTATCTGCTGAAACAGTAGCAAGTACATTAAGCTTTGCAATTTCTTCACCGGCATCTTTCACCGCTTCTTTCCTGATGGCGGCAATCTGCTGCTGCTGCTTGAAGTATGGATCGTTTGCCCTGGTCAATGCCTCCACCGCAGCACCTAATGATCCGTATTTCTGGACCAGGGTAGTAGTAAGGGATGTAACAAAGGAAATGCCGGCCACAACACCCAGCGGACCAACCAATGAAGCACCCAATGCTTTTAATGCTGCACCCGTACCGCCGGCCTGCGCTTTCAACTGACCAAAAGAAGTGAATAGTGGCTCGATGTTGTTTTGGATACCGATTAAACCAAATGGCGCATCTTGTACTATCCTGTTGAAATTGGTCAATGTGGCTCCTGCATTGGCTACGGGTTGCTTAAGGCTGGAAAGAGCGCGGTTGGCATCATTCACACCTTTGGTGAGATCTCCAACGTCCGCCCCTATCTTAACTTTCAGAAACTGCTCCATACCCTAACTGTTGTTCAAATTGTTTTAGTGCCTCTGCCACTTCCTCCTTAGTCAATTCACCACCTACAACCTCATCACCTTGCAGTGGGAATAAATCTTCTGGCCTGTTGATCGGCTTCTTTGGATCTCCCCACAGCCGCCCCATCGTGAACATCACCAATCGCGTCTGCCGCCACTCGTCCGTCACCTTCTCATTGTACGCCCGGTATGCCAGGATCAGGTCGGCTAAGGTTGTACTGTAGTACTCATCGATGGACCATCCAAGTTTACCCATTGCGAACCCCCTGATGGTTGCCCATCCTGCCCTGCTTCCGAGGTCAACACTGTCTTTTTTTTTATCTCGTCCAACTTCTGCTCCAACCGCTCAATGGTTTGCTTTGTAGATGTGCTGGCCTCATAGCATTTCGCTATCTCGCCAAACACCTCAACCAGCTCATCATTACCGGCGTTCTCATCCACCCAATCGCTCACCTGCTCGAATGTGAAGTCAATGTCTTCCTTTTTGCTCCATGCGTTGTTATACAGTCCCCAATAGATGATAACAGTGATCATGGACGTGGAATAGTTGCCCCCGGTGGCAGCACCGAGAGCTACTAACTCCATCGTTATATTCTCAGCAGCAAGAGACCCGAATTTTAAGCCCCGGACTTTACCGAGGATAGTAGCTTGTGTGTATCCAATCATAACTAAACTGTTCCGTCAATTGCTCCTGTACTTTGCAAAGTCGCGCTGAACGTCACAGGACCTGTGGTCTGCTTGTTCAATGTTACGTTACTGAAGTACGCATCGAAATTTGAGAAGATCCTGGTACCGAGAAGAACAGATCCCACAACAGGATTCTGCACCCGTACCTTTACCTTCGTTCCGGCCAGTGCTGCATCATGCACCTCTTTGAAAGAGGCCTGTGATCCTGATGGTGCCAGCTCTTCCACAACGGTCAGGTTTACGTTGACCCCTGGAACGCCGGGAGAGGCAATCTGACCGCAGTCAGTTTCCTGCACATCGATAGGCACGTCCAAGTTGTAGTCGAAATTCTGCATGCACACCATGATCTTGTAGGTGGAGCCTGCGCCTGTGAAATCCACTTCTAACGGGAGAAGTTTGCCCTGTAATTCTGCCATTTAAATCTGATTTAATCGGTTATTAATGTTTAAAATTTTCCTGTTGATGTGTACGGTACCATCCTGAGAATGTATATCACCGGGCAGCTCTGCCCCTGTTATTTCAATTTGAAAATAAGCATCGAACCTGTCCACGTATGGCAGCAACGCCTGAAGCACACTGTTTGCGATCGCATCGCACGCCGTCTTATCGTTTTTCATGTTGCTCTTCGTAACAACCTGTAATGTTACAGTACCCTCACTCACAAAATGCTGATCGTTGTTGTCTGACCCGAAATTGTAACCCTGAAAGAAGATGTAATTCTTTGGCGTGGTTACATACGGTTCATGGTCATAGAAAGGAACATCACTACCCCCATAGGTGATAGCGGACAGTAGAGTGCCGTAAATTGTCCTTAGTGATGCTCCAATATCTTTCATCGTGCTTTAAGTTCTTCTTTGAGTATCTTAATCAGCTTCCTGGTCTCCTCCAAATAGCTGGGGAACAGATACGGCCGCGCTCTCATGTTGATCTGCTTTATCCCCCGGCCCTTAAACTGTATCGCGTAATCCTCCAGCCCTGCCGGCACATCTACCAGCCCTCCCGTTCCGAACTCCACATAGGCGGCGTAGTTCTTTTGCGCTACCACCTCCCAATTCAATTTGTTTACCTCCCTAGAGGTTATCGCTCCAGCGAGCCCCGATCCTCCTGTATCTTTTGGCACCCTCTGTGCCGCCTTTTCCTCGATCTCCCTGGCCGTGCCTTCAATCTCTGCTGCCACTATCTCCTCAATGTCTTTACCCATCCCTTTCAGCTTCGCTATGAGCGGCTGCAGCCCGTCCAGCTCTATAAAAAACCCTTTGCTCATATCACCCTTTCGATATACCTGTTTGCAGCCAGCGCCGCCCAATCAGGATACTTTTTGATCTCGTCACCCGTTTCAAACTGAATCCCCCTGTTCTGGAACATCCAAGCCCCAAGCCTGAGAATGTCAGCCCTCAGATCCTCCGGAAGATCCACCATGCCAACACGGCAGGTAAACGTCATAAACCCTTGGCGTAACACCCTTACTCTGGTTCCCACCACTTCATAATCGGTTCCAGCCACAAGGGTCTCGTTATTTCCGAAGCCAACATGCAACACGATTGATACCACTGATTGCAGCGGACCGTACGGAAGCCTTACAAAGTCCTCATCCACTTCAATTTCTGCACGCATGGTCTTCGTCCCAAACGACTTGCTGGTGTACTCCTCCAGCAATGTGCGTGCAGACTTACATACCTGGTAAACCTCGTCATCCTGCTCATTGAAGCTGATCTGCATCCAGTTCTTTAGCTCCGTTGGGCTGATGATCTCCGCCGCCAGGTCCTGTACTATCTGTGGTTTTGAAAGGATCAAATTCATGCTTGCTGATGTGAGATGTTTGCTTCTTCTTTACTTGGATCTGCTTTTTCTTGATCACCACGATCTCCCTCTTCGGTTGATGTGAGCGTTCCATTATTCTTTTACTTTACCCTTGTTGCCACCTGTGACCTTGATAGAAGATTTTGCAGGCTCTGGATCTTTGTCCACGGGCTGCTCTTCGCTCACCTGCTCCACCAATCCGGCTTCAATCAATTCTTTTGCGAGGCTATCCTTGATAACGGTTTCCTGACCTTCAGCCAGTGATCCGTAGCTACCATGTAGGCTGCGTAATGCTTTTACTCTCATTTTGTAGTTTTTGTTGTTGTAAAATGACAATCTCACGGGCGTGGTCTCTGTGGAATGATCCTTTGGCCTGTTCATCAGTCATGCCGTCGCGTTTGTGGATAGACTGAAATGCCTCACCATTGATCACGCTTGTGTAAACCACCAGATTGCCAACAAAATCGTAACGTACCCTCATACATTTGAATTAGGGAGGGCTGTTACACCCTCCCATTTTATGACTACGATGTCAAGTCTGTGATACCAGCAGTGAACGTACCACGGATGATTGCTCCGGGCTGGTAAACCGGGAAGGCAAGACGCTTCTCGATCACCATTGTCCACATGTTGCGGATCGCGTTGTCCTGATCCTGATCGTACAAACGTACAGTCAGGCCTTTGCGGTCAAACACCTGCGCAGCACTTGGGCTGATCACAAAGAAACCGCCAGCAGTTACCGCCGTATGCTCCAGGATGGTAATACCATCAATCTGCAATGGGGTAAGGCCTTGGTTGCTTTGGAAGATGTAGTTGTTGGCAGTGTCTTTCCTCCACCTCATATCGAAATAGTCGGTAGGGTTGATGAGTGCCACCAATGGACCACCAAATTTTGCATTGCGAAGCTGCTTCTTAGCAGCACCCAGCACGTCGAACTGGTTTGCAGAAGCACCGATCACGGAAGTGCCGGCAGCAAATGCAGTACCAGCAACGTTCAAACCAGTCAGGTTCTGACCAGTACCGTCACCGTACAGCAGCTGCGCGTCTTCCACCGCCATTACCTCCTGAGTACCGATACCAGACAGGTAAGATGACAGGAAGTCGATGTCCTCGATCATCTCTTCAGGGATACGGAAGTACGTTGCGATCTTCCGCACGGGAGCGTCAAGGATCGCAAAATCCCTGTCTTCCTGTGGCTTCAGAGCTCCTTCCGCAACAGTAGCGGGTCCACCTTCACCGTTGTTGTCCCTGATGTACCTTACCACGTTGCTGTTGGTAGTACCTTTAGGGAACAGGTCGCGCACGTGTACGCTTTCATAGGGGAAAGGCACCACGCCGGGAACTACGGTAGGGGGCACGAAGTAGGTACCAGTCAGGTTCGCAGATGATCCCATGTTACCTACCACTTTGCTTTCCAGTTCGATGGCAAAGCCTTTCTTTGACTGCCTTGCGCTTTTCAGCAGTTCAGATTTCTCAGCAAGCTTTTCATTGAGCTCTCCTTCGAAAGTTTTTACTGACGCACCAGAACCGGGACGGCCAGCCTTTGCCAGGATCTTGTCTGCTTTTTCTTCCAGCTTGTCCAGAGCGGTTTTCAGCTCAGCAGCGGATGTTTTGGCTTCTTCAGCCTTGTCGAATGCGGCCTTGATTTCGGCTTTGATACCGTCAAGTGCTTTCTGGTTCTCAGTGGAAAGACCTGTTTTGTAGGCTTCCATCTTTGAATCCAGCGCCGAGAGAAAATCTTTCATTTCCATTTGCGTAAAAGTTTGATTTAAATAAATTTTGTTTGCTTAGATGAAATGCTTGGCTAAAATGAAAGCCATCTCCTCTTTCCATTTTTGCGGCTCAGTGGGATCCCCTCCCGGCTGAGTGCCCTTTCGGCTGGCCTGGTAGATGTCTTCAAGTTGCTTCAATTCCAATATCAATAGCGATTCATCATCTTTGTACTTGCCATCTTTGATGGCTTTGCAAACCCACTGCACCCTGTCCTCAAAGCTCTCTTTCTTCTGTAGAAACAGATTCTTCATAACCTCCTCAGTTGGGGTTTCTGGGTTTGCCCCCCACAATACCGCGGATCCTTCATACAGGTCAACCTCTTTGATAACCCTGATGCCGGTCTGCTCATTCCTTTCACTCTTCACGATGGAAAAACCGATGGAGTGCTGGTTGATGTCACCCGCAACGTATAGCGGCCACATCTGCTCCCTCCACAGCCACGTATCACGGTAAGGAGCTATACCAATCAGTTTATCCCCTTCCACATACAGTTCTTCATACTTGCTGAGGCCCGATTCCGCAACCCTCCATCCATGGTCTGCCAGGTGCCAGATCATCTGGGATCCTTTGGGACCTTTTTCGGCGATGGTCTTGGCAAAAGCCCCCAGCTCAATAATGTCTTTATCGAGATCAAGGTTACCCATCCGGGAAATCACCACCTTTACCTTTCGGTTGGAAGTGTCCACGTCTGCGGCCTTTGTCTCTATGTATTTTCGTATCATGATTTCAGATTGATCTTCTTATCACCCTACCATTTGCGTCCCTTCTCGGTTGGAACGCTACCCTGCACCTGCAATTGATCGTAAACCCCGCTGGTGCGCTCACATCCCCCGGCTGATTTACCCTCAACTCTCCCATTTCACTACGCCCTACAAACTGCTCATCCATCCCTACTGTCTGACCGTCCAAATTGAGATGATCAAACTCATCCCGCGGCATCCTTCGCGTCCGGTTATCCTTCGCACTGATCCAGACCTTATCCAGCACTATCCTTGATGACCTCGCGCCAGCCATGTGTCCCTCATTCGCTGCCCTGCCGGTTTCTGTTCTGGCTATCATCCTCGCCCGGTTGAGAGAGAAGGTGTATTCCTCATCCTGCAACCGCTTCACCACTGTTCTAGCCACCACCTCAGCACCCCATCCGTTCTGAACCCCTTCCTGGAGCGTCTCGTTGACAATTGCGAGGATAATCTCCCTTGTGCGGCCGCTCATCCTCGTCACCATCTGAAGCCCGTTACGTGCCAGCCAATCGTTCACAATCTGTGTCCACTCCTCATTCACTCCCATGCCAGGAATTAGCTTGATCCGCTTCAGGCTTTTGTACGTGGCCTTCGCAGTGATCATGAAGCTCTCCCGGAACATGGCATTGTAAACTTTTAGCAGGTCATCATTCCATAGCTCCATGTTGATCGCTCCCACTGCTCCGCTGGGATCTACCTTGTACGCCGTAATGAAAGAACTGATATGAGCTTTCAGGGCCTTGAATATCTTAGGGACGTACTTCAGCTCAACCTTTAGCCGCATCCGCTCCGCTTCGATCCAATATGCTGTCCTGTCCTGCTCATTCATAACTAAAAACAAACATCCTTTCTCCAATCATCGCCAAAACCTGCGTTGCATTCAACCTAATTGCCGCTATCGGAATACTGATTGATGTTTTCATTTAACCTACTCTTGCAATCTTTGTGACCAATTCTTCACCCCTCAATACCAAATCGCCTTTGACGTAACCGTTTTCCAAAACAGCTTTAGCTATTCTCCCTGCTGTTTCTCTGTACACCTGCTCAAAAACCTTTCTGTGCTCTTCCCAAAGTTTCTCTACATCTTTTTCAGCAGTTTCATCTGGATAATCAATGGGCGCCACCAGACTGTCATAAATCAATTGCTCCAACTCTGTCATATCATGTAGTTTTTGTGTGTTGCTTCTTCAGTTTTTCAAACATCGATTGCCGCGCCAAATCCCTCAGCCTCTTCTCGATCGCACAGGTCCGCTCATTCTCCAGCTTAGGATACCTTGCCATAACCATCTTCCATAACTGCTGCTCTTCTATGCTCACGGACAACCTCTTTTATCGTTAAATCACTCTCCACCTTTATCCAGTACTCCGCAATAACACTCCCATTTAATACCACCTGGTACACATCAAACAATCTTCCACATATCACCCTAATACTGCACATTGGGATCATTCGGTAATGGTGATAAATCCATACCAACGTCGCTCAGCTTCTTCAGATTCCCGGGTATGTAGATCTCATTCATCAATGGATCCGGGCTAGGCTCGTAACCCATCATTTCAAGCTGCTGGTTGGGTGACAACATCCACGCCTTCACGATCCAGTTAACCATCTTCTCCATGTCTCTCTGTAGCTCAGGCAGGGCAGAAATATCGAAATCGATCCACACCTTACCTTCTAACCCATATCTCGGCAGCAACCACCCATTGAGCTTATCCCTCAGCCTGGAAAGCATCGGCACCACCGTATTGCTTACCAGGTCCCGCATCGCATTCTGGTAGTTGTTGTCACTCGTATGCTCAGAATCAAACAGCACCGTAGGAACACCAAACACCCGGCACCACTGATGCAGTGTCAAGTCCATCACTTTGATGATGTCCATATCCACTGGGCTTAATCCGAAATTGTGGTAATCCACAGGTGATCCCAATATGCCGATCGTACCGTTATTACTATTCCCTTTGGCCCACTTCTGCAGCTCCCGAAATGCCATCTCCACCTGTGTTTCACTCCACTTCGTTGGCATGCCTTGGGTTACCTGTGCAGGCGCAAATGCTCCCCTCGCGCCACCATTCTTAAGCGTATTTGCCATAGAGTTTCCACCCTCAAGTTCCATCAGGTACGTCCTCCATGCGATCTCTACCGGGCTGATCCCCCTCATGTGCCTTCTATCCACCGCATCGAAATCAGGATGCCAGTTTTTCCAGCGGACTAGGTTCTCCTTCTTGATGTTGATACCACTTCCTGCTGCAAACCTGTACCCTAACAATCCATGCAGATCATTGGGATCATTGAAGTCATCGATGAATTGCGTAGGTAGTACCAGTATCTCGGCAAACTCACCCTCCGTATCATTCGGATCACCGGTGTTACCCCAGATATTTGCCTCACCAGAAGTGAGCATATATCCCAGGCAGTTTTCAAAGAACTCATCTTGGCTCTGGTACTCACTAGGTTTCGCTAAACGCTTTGCCAGTGGTGAACCGTCTACTATCATGCTGTCATCAAAAGCAGCCTTGCGCTCTTTGATGATCGTGTCAATCGTTCCTGATGTCAATGCTCCCGGTGTCTTGCTCTTCGCTACCCACCTATTCAGCGCAACCTTCGCCTCTGCCCCTTTCTTCACTTGATACGGGTACCAGGGCATTGTACATGCTTTCCGGATGATCAGATTCAGCACAGAGAACAATCCCGATGACGAGGCATAGGCCTTTACAAAGTCCTCGGATTTGTACCCCTGTATGGTCACTGAATTAACGGGTATCATGGCTCCGGTCTGGTTGGGGTTCATACCCTTTACCCTACCTGCCAGCCACCTAACCGCCATCCTGTCTAATACATTCATTCAGTTACTTTATGAAGAAATCCATTCCCGGATTCTTGAGTTTTGTGAATACTGCATACCTAAGCGCATCTACCAAGTGGTCATTCTCCTTTACCGGCTCCTCCAATATCTTGTCGTTCTTATCTTTCTTCCACTTGTACGATCCCAATTCCTTTATCAAATTCTTGCTGCTCTTCAGCACGTACAGCGGCATTGATTTTACTTTCATGATCCCGGCCCACACATCTTTCACGGCTGGGTACATATTGAATCCCGCATTGTACATCTCGGCAATACTGTCTGGCTCTGCTGCGTCCGCTATAATCTCATCCCACTCACTGATCGCCAAAGATTTAAGCCTCTCAATCCTATCCTGCGTAGCCATGTGCGTCTGGTAGATCATCTCCTCGGCATAGATCGCACCTTCATAGTGCACCACCTTCACCATTCCTGTGGGTACCGTGTAACCGAAGTCCATCCCGTACCACCTCTCACCACCTTCCGGCATCTTATCGCACAGCTTCCAATGGGTGTAAATCTGCTCTGCACTGGTGCCTCTCTCCCCTAATCCGAATACCTTCCACATCAACGGATCGGCATCTTTGTACGCTTCAATCACCCTGATCTGACTCTGTGGTAGATATGGGTTGTCTTTGTACGAAGACCGGATACAAACCGCATCTGGTCCATCAGCAACACCGTAACACCAGCAGTCAAAATCTGCCGGGTTTAAATCCAGCAGCACCTTCTTACGGGTCCTCATATCCAGCTGGTCAAACAAAGCTTTGCTAACCAGATTGGCCTCATTGATGAACAAGATATCTCTACCCGGCCCCCTAGCCTTTCCCGGATCCTCCAGCCCCACAAATTCAATGTAGCTGCCGGATGGGAACTGATATACCTGGTCTGTGTGGTTGTGGCTGCTTTCATCGTACAGCCCCCATTTATCCATGATCTCAAGGAAGTCCCTGAGTGCACCACGTTTCAGGTGAGGTAAGGAGTGAGAGCAAACTGTGATCGATAAACCTTTCCAGTTGTCTGCTATGCCTATAAGCAGTTGCAGGATGGAATAGGTCTTGCCCGACCTTGCACCTCCCTCATTCACCACATACCGCTTGCCGCTATGTAAAAGAGCTTGCTGGTTAGCCTTATAAATCCGTGTTTTCTGGATTGATTTGCTCACCATCGTCATCCGTCATTGTAATCCTGTGTGTATTGGTTTGCTCAATCGTCTGCTTGTCTGCCCATCCGTACCTGTTCTTCATGTTAAAGATGTAGGAAGTGGCGTTGCCTTGGATTGTGCCTTTTGCGAGATCCTTGCCTATCTGCTCCCATTCCATGCGCCCCTCTCTCTCCGCTTTCAGTACGAGTTCCTTTTCGGGCTGCAAATCAGGGTTGTTGTTGAGGTGTGATTCGATTGTTCTGTAGTCACAATCTGGAAATGACTCTTTGCTGAAACCACCTGCACGATGTTCAGCGTATTTGGCAATAAGTGGCCTGATTTCTTCTATGGTATATTCGCTATTGCTACTCATTCAGAGCCTTAACCAGACCAAACTTACTCTGATTTGCTTATAGAATATTTAATTTGTTTTCAACATATCGTGGATAACGTTGAAAACCTTCTAAATTTTGGCATTTCGACGAAATTTATGTTGTTTTGCTTGCTAGTACCAAAATTGGTACTTATCTTTGATTCATCAATAACAACAGAGGCGGCAACTCTATAACTACGGCGAAAATGTTATGACTACTTACCACGTATCAATCCAGACCAACACCGACAGCATCACCATTGGTAACTACAACAACAAGAAGGAAGCCCTGAAGCAAGCCGCTTATTACCGCACTGGCGGGCTGGCATGGAGGAACGAGTTCAGCCAGCATGATAACGCTCAGGTTGATGTTTACGATGAATCAAAGCAAGAGAGCATCTACTGCAAACCGATTTTCAAAAATTGCTTGAAGAAATGAACAACATACTTTTAAACCAAGCCCGTGAGTTGATCGCGGGCTTTCTCGTAAACCGCAGAAAAGAACTGGGCATGACCCAGCAAGACTTGGCCGATGCTACCGGATTGGGCATACAGACCATTAAGCGCATGGAAGATGCCAAGTTTTGGCCGAACCTAAAGCAATTCCTGATAGTATGCCACGCCCTAAATGCCTACTTTTTTGTTGAAGAGAAGGAAGGCAATTGAGACTATGCCAAGATGATGCGTGAGCGATGGACGAGGAAGGGTGACAGCAACTAGTTTTTTCGCCTTCTGGCTTCTGTCATGAGCTTCTGCAGGTCTGTGAGTTTCTGCATTGGTTTTGGGGTGAGTAGTGCTTCCAGCATCATTTCGAGGATCTGGTCTCTCTGCATGAGGGCTTGCAGGCTGTCCTCGATTGATTGCAGGCGTTTGGCGATGTCCCCGCCGGGGGCTTTGGTTTGCTTCATCTCTCCCTTTCCGGTAAGTAGCCATATGGGGTTCACCTTGTAGGCTTTGGAGAATTTGGCGATCAGAAGAGCTGAGATGTCGAAATTGGTCTTGTTACGCAGTGAGGACAGGTATGAATAGTTGGTGCCGGTACGCTCTGCGACTTCTTTGAGGGTTTCCCCGCACTGGTCAATGGCCTGAAATAGGCGGGAACGTATAGCCTCCTGCTCTGTCATGGGAGGGTAAATATAGGGTACGGATCTGAAATGTCATAGCGTTACTTTTTCATGGCCTCCAAAAATCGGATATTCCAAGCGATTGTCCTAATCGCAGTATGTCTCATCGCCTCCTGCTGGTCCCTGCCATGGTACTTCTGATCTATGGCAAGACTCAACATCTTGCACGGCTCGTTGCACATCATCGCTACCTGGCTGGCTACATGCTCCGGCCAGTACGGTTCCTCTGCCTTGATCTGCTTGAGCTTGTCCTGAACCTCTGTCCAGATGTCTTGGTTCTTCATGGATCGATAAGTTTTTTTCCGGATATCACTTCGGCGATGATTAGGAAAATGTATGCCAGGAAGATGAACACCCCGGCGATATTGCGAAGAATTGATTTCATGGCTTCTGTATTTTTTCGAATGTATAAACCCATACCCAATCGTTCTTTTCCCATGGGCTGGTCTTTTTGTTGATACTGTCCCAGAGTGATTTAAAAGAATGAATTTGATTTCTGAAGTAGTTGTGACCCTCGTTATCTTCGGGATCGATTGAATAGTCTCTGTAAAGCCTTCCATTGTGTTCAAGAAATGATTCAACCCCCTCCGCAATAGCATCTTCCTCGGTGATATCCTGCAACCGTTCAGCCCTTACATCTGTAACCTGAAGGAATATCCGGGCGGCTTCTTTTGGCATGAATAGGGATGGCTTCCATTTGGTTATCTCGTACTCGCCAACATCGGTGGTATCGGCCTTAAAAACATACAAATCCTGAAGCTGTGAAGATCCGGGCGGCGCATATCTTACAACTTGCCACGTCTCCCGCACATACAGGATGTCGCCGGGTTGGTACTTTGGATAATGTCGGTAAAGGGTCCCATCTTCACGGCTGTATTTAACTCCAAACTGACCATTTTTATAAACTTCTCTTCCATCAAAATCATCTGGAAATTTTACCAGCCGCCTCGTCTGCGTTTTTCTTCCGGCCAATACTGCCTGCACCATTGGCGTACTAAATAGAATCGGTTTCATATAGCTCCCTGTTTTGTGAGTTTGTAAATCAATTGCGTTGCGTTAACACACTCAAACTTCAGCAGCATATCCTTGATTCGGTACTGCACTGCTGTCGTGCTTAAGTGGATCTCCAGACCTATAGTGGTTTGGGTGTGGCCTTGCTGGAGTAGTCTCAGAATCTGGTAATCCTGTTCAGCCAGTCCTTTTTCATCTACTTCAGTGTGCCGCTTTAATCTGTAAGCTTTCCTTTTTCGTGTTATGGTGTTCATTGCAGATATTTTTCAACTGTTTTTTCTTGTTCTGATTTCTCTTGCCTGCGCTTGTTCTTTGGCTCCGGCAGGTATGGTGGCGTGCTCATAGTCTCCAACCAGGATCTCATTAGCACATTTACCTTGTCCGGATTATCGGCCTTCCAGTCTGCAATGGCCATCCTCGCCAAATGCTGCTCCATCGGATCTGACCGGAAAACCTCTTTTCCTCGATACTCAATCACGGCCACGTAAGTGCGTCTCATAAATCTGGTTTAACTGGTCAATGACTGACTTGTAATTCATCGGCGTAACCTGCACCACAATCCATCCTGCTACCTGTGCAGCGTTTATCTTTTCCAAATCAGCACTATACCCCGCAGGAGTGGTGTGCCTGCTCTTGTGGCTAAAAATGCCATTATACTCGATTGCTGTTTTGATAGCGGGAATGCACCAATCAAACCTCCATTTCCGTTCCACGTGAAATCGGTACTCTTCCTCCAGGGTAAGTGCCTTATCGTTTGCCCACATCAACAGATTGGATCCCAGCCAGTCTTTCTCCTTACTAACCTTTCCCCAATGCTTCGTCACGATCCTTCCACCCACTTCCACCTTTACCGGCTTCAACTCTCTCACCTGAAACCCCCTGATCTTTCCCAACTTCTGGAGCTTCTCCAGATCCTTGATTGTTAGTCCCATTAGAATGGTAGTTTTTCTTGTTCTGCTAGTGGCCTCCAGTTTCCTTCTGGAAGCTCAGATGGTATATCCGGTGTTTTATCTGAAAATCTCTGCACATGGCTAAGGAAGCGTAAATCTTCTTTGATCAACACACCATTCCTGTGCTTTGCGATTTTGAAGTGCCGGACCTTTGCCAAGGAAGGATCTCTCTTTACATCTTCCTCTGATGGTGCCCAAAGGAAAGCCACCAGATCTGCGTCCTGCTCAATAGCGCCAGACTCCCTTAAGTCGCTCAGCTGGGGTTCAGGATTGGTTCGTTTTTCCATATCCCTGGACATCTGGGATAGTGCAATGATGGGGATCTGAAGTTCCAGAGCAAGGGTCTTCATTTCGCGGCTTATCTCGCTAACCTGCTGTTCACGTGTGGCCTTTTTGTTATCGGCTTGCATCAGCTGCAGGTAGTCTACGATCACCAGGCGAACTCCTTTTTTCTTGTAGAGTCGACGAACTGATGTGCGAAACTGGCTGATGCTTATATTGGTTTTTTCTTCGAAGTAGATTGGTAAATTTTGTAAAGGTTTTACTCCCTTTTCAAGCAGTTGATGCATCTGCTGATCATCCAATCTTCCGCTTTGGATCTGGACCAGCCAGATGTCGCTCTCCGCAGAAAGCATTCTAAGCCCCTGAGAGACAGCAAGCATCTCAAGAGAGAATATTGCCACCGGTGTTCCAGCAAGTGCCGCATTTCTACCCAGGTTAAGTGCTGCGGCTGTTTTACCTACCGATGGCCTGGCGCCAAGGATGATCAAATCTCCAGGTTGCCATCCACGCGTAGCCCGGTCGATCTCTTTGAATCCGGAAGTAACGCCGGTCATTGTGCTGTCTAAGGTTCTCCAGTACTCAATCTTCTTTACAGCCTGCATCATCACCTCATCCATGCTCACAACCGGGGTTGAGATATGCTGAGATCCCAACGACATCACGTCCTTTTCGAAACCTTCAAGAACATCAAAAACGTCCTGAGATTCATCGTAGCCCTTCTGCACATACTCTCCAGCGATACGGATCATCTCTCTGGCAAGAAACTTCTCCTTTACAATTCTGGCATGCGTTTCAATGTTAGCATCAGAGGTCACAGAATTAGTGAGCTTAGCTACAATAAACGGCCCACCCACAGTATCAAGATCTCCGTTGTTTTTCAGTTCCTGTACGATCGTAACAAGATCAATCCGCGCATTTCTTGATGCCACATTACGCATCGCCCGGAAGATTAGCTGATGAGAATACACATAGAAGCTTTCTTCGGTCAGGAGTTCCGCAACTGTCTCGTAAGCAGTGGGCACAAGCATTATCGCACCCAAGACTGCCTCTTCAACTTCCTTTGCTTGTGGCGGAACCTTGCCATACACCAGCGTATTCAGATCAGATTCCGGCCTGTTCAAGGAGCGCCTTTCCCTCTTGCTCTCTATAGCTTTGCTCATTAGTTTTTAAAGTTTGTTTTGTGTCTTGAATCCTCTTGTCAGCCCAGCTCCTGATCGTCAAATAGGCTGATGTGTTTTTCTTACAGAGCGGTTTCCAGTTGTGCATCTCCTGAAGGATCTTCTGAACCAGGTCCCGGGAATAGTCTTCACGTAATCGCTTGTACTGATCAAGTCGGATTGGTTCTTTCATCTTGCTCACCAATGGGGCATTTTTCTGAATCCATTCCTGGAAGGATTTAAAAAGAGATTCGTCGCTGTCTGGGGGTGGAGGGGGTGCGACAGCACCTCCCCCTACATCCCCCTCCATATCCACTTCCTTTCCTTTCCTTTCCATATCCAATACAGCGGCGTGGCCTCCCTGTGGCCTCGCTGTGGCCTCTTGAGAAACACTGTGATTGAGTTCTGTTAAGGCTTTCAGCTCTTCCAATGGTATCGAATACTTCGCCCATCGCTTGTCGACCAGCTGGTGGAGGGAGAACTTGGTGATGTGGTAGAATCCCTCCCCTTTGTAGATGATCCTGGATACCAGTTTCAAGGCTTCCAGTTTACCCATCCAGTTGTCAACTGTGGATTTTGTCACGTCATTATCCAAGGGGAAAACTCGACTCTTGATAAACAGCGGATTGCTTTTGATCACACCTCCATCATCACAAAAATTCAAAAGCCCTATAAACAACAGCCTACACTCTCTAGGTAAGGATGCAATCTTTTCATCTTCCCAGAATTCGGGCTTTATCGTCCTGATCTTCGGCATACAGTAGTCCTAGATAAATTGGTTTAAAACATCTCACTTTGGCCTGAAGCCCTTCTTTTTGTTTCGCTGGCCAGAAGGTGATCTACTTCACGCTCACAATTCTTTGAGGCATTGAGGTCAGCCTGAGTCCGGAATTGGAAGTATTTTTTCTGGTACTCCCTCATCCGTCGGACTTTCTCATATAGTTGATCATACCTCTGCTGTAGCTGATCCTGGTTCATTGCTTCTTGATTTTTTGATTAGTTCAAGCCTGAAGGATTCTCTGGTGTCTGGGGCTTTTTCCGGCTCCTCTTTACGGGGATCACCACCGCGCCGGCATCAGTCTCCGCCACGACACCATCTGGCGGTAATGGGCTTAATTCGGGGTCAGAAATGGCATTGGGTGAATCGGAAGGAAACTTGCCCAGGACAGGCTTCTCAGCTGGGAGAACTTTCACCTTGTTGGTTTTATCTTCCGGAAACTGAATCTGGCCTTGTGGATCCTCTGCAACGGTACCGTTCAGATAGTCGCGAACCCTCTCCTGGCACTTCTCAACAGCAGCGTGCAGCTCTGGAGCAAACTTGTAGGCATTCTCGCCGTCATCTGTCATCCTGAGCACCGGAGTGTTGAACGTGAGGATCTTGCCAGTCTTGAGCGTTTTCTGGCCCGTTAAAACGATTTGGTCACGATCTTCTCCGGAGATGTGGAAGCCGGTCACTTTGTAGTTGTCCAGGTCTTCGTGATCAGGCTTTTTGATATCCTCAATTTCAGAGGAAGAGATGAACTCGGCAATGATCGCAGCGTGAACGGCCAGACCTTTGTAGGCGTTGATCAGATGAGGGTGGGGAATATCCCGGAACTCATCATTTCTGCGGACCGGTTTAAGGTTGGTGCCGCGCTCTTCGGTGTAATCGATCATCGCTTTCTCTTTCAGGAACTTTGCGGAATG